AATATTATATCTGGTCAAACAGAATTAGCTGCAACTCCTGCTGATACAGATGAGTTTTTAATATCAGATGCAGGAACAATAAAAAGAATAGATTTTTCACATATAAAATCTGTTAACGGTCCTGCTTTTCATGCATACTTAGGTTCTAATCAAACTTTAAGTAATAATACATTTACTTCTTTAAATATGAATGAAGAAGATTTTGATACAGGAAGCGACTATAATACTAGTAATTATAGATTCACTCCGGGTGAAACAGGTAAATATGTTCTATATGGTAAAGTTAGTGCCTCTGGAGGTATTGATGCTGATGATGAAAGTTTAGATGTTTACATTGTAAAAAGAGATAATAGTGCAAGTAGTAATGTAACTTTAATATCACAAACTACTGGTGATGGTGCTGCTAGTACAAATGTTGGTAGTGTAGTTATGACAGTTGTAGACCATACTGATGTAAATGATTACTACACTTTAGCCGCATATTCAGCAGGTTCGGCTTCAACAGCCGTTGCAGGTTTACAAAATACATATTTTGGAGGATATAAATTAATATTATAATGGCAGATTTAGCAACAAAAATAAAATTATATGTGGAAGCAAATAGTAAGACTGTAAATTTTCATCCTATAACAGGCAATGTTTTAGTTCAAAATACTGGAAGTGGCGATGAAATTGCAAAGTGGAGCATAGACGGATTAGCACAACCTTCAGATTCAGATTTATCTTCTTACGAATCTGCTGCTAATACTTACGAAAGTAATGACACAGTAGATAGAAAAAGAAGAACAGAATATTTAAATTGGACTGTGCAGTTAGATAAATTATATCATGATATTAATGATGGTAAGTTTGGTAATACAGCTAAAACAGGAACTTGGTATACTCATATAAAATCAGTTAAAGACGCTAATAGTAAGGGATAATGTTACTAGGCCACGGAACGATATCTGAGTTCGCCATAGCCTCTGTTAGAGGTGGTGGTGTACAAAACGTAGGATCACCTTTTATTAGTGGTGTATCATTTTCTGTTGGTTTGGGAGATGAAAGTGTAACAGGATCTGCCTCTATATCGCCTTCTACTGCTGGAGCACCAAGTTTTACTATAGGAACAGAAACTGTAGCTGCTTCAGCTAATGTTAGCACTAGCACTGCTGGTCAAATTACTATAGGATTAGGTGATGAAACTGCCTTTGGTGAGGCATTTCAAAATATTATTAATTTTAGTGTGGGTGATCCGTCATTCTTTATTTGGAATGAAGTGGATGATTCGCAAACAATTACCTGGGTAGATGTAGAACCAGGGTCAACGGATTAGGAGTAAAAAATGGCATCGTCATATTCAAGTGCACTTAACTTAGAGTTACAAGCCACAGGTGAAAATTCGGGAACCTGGGGTAATATTACAAATAACAATCTACAAAAGGTAGAGTCAGCTATTAAAGGTTATGTATCTGTAGCGATTGCTAGCACAACTGATTCATTAACAGCAACAGATGGGTCTACCACAGATGAGCAAAGTAACGCAATTATCAAATTAACAGGTACACTAACTGGTAACACAACGGTGCAATGTGAGGCAGTAGAAACATGGTATATTGTTGATAATGCCACAAGTATGAGTACACACACTCTGGGCTTTAAACCAGCAGGTGGAACAGCAACTAATCTTGTAGCAGGATCAAAACATATTTTATATTCTGATGGGTCTACTATGTTCGATGTCTTGAACGATGCAGGAAATATCACGGCCAACGGAACACTAACTGTATCAGGTAACACGTCATTAGATGGTGGTGCTTTTGTATTTAATGAGTCAAGCGCAGACTTAGATTTTAGAATTGAAGGTAATGGAGATGCAAACTTGTTCTTCACTGATGCAGGTAATGATCGTGTAGGTATTAAAACAAACTCACCCTCTACAGAGTTGCATGTTGTAGGTGGTGTAAAAGCCACAGGTGCCATAGACTTCGATGGTGGTGGATTTACATTTAATGAATCGGGTGCCTCTGTAGATTTAAGAGCAGAAACAAATACTCTAACACATGCTTTTTTCATAGATGGATCTGCTGACAAAATTGGATTTGGTACAAGTTCACCAACAAGCGCACTAGTAACAGTTAGTCAAGCAAATTCTTCTGGTGCTATAGCTTGTTTAACATTAGACCAAGATGATACAGATCAAGAGTTTATTAGATTTGATGGCACGAGTGCTTCAGATCAAACTAAAAGTATTACAACAGATACAAGTGTAGGATCTTTGACAGGTCATATTCGTGTCAATATAAATGGCACTGATTACTGGATACCGTTCTACGCAACTAACTAGGAGCTTGAATGCCGTTAACAAAACTGCAAATAGCACCAGGTATAGATAAACAAAATACCGAATATGGTGCAGAAGGTCGTTGGGTAGATTGTGATAATGTTAGATTTAGATATGGACTACCTGAAAAAATTGGTGGTTGGGAAAAAGTAACTAGTGATGCACTTGTGGGTGCAACAAGAGCTATTTTAACTTACTCTGGTATTGATGGTGTTAAATATGCTATCTATGGCACAAATAAAAAACTCTACGCTTATTCAGAAAATAATTACGCAGATATAACTCCTATTCGTACAACTGCTACTGGTAACATTACGCAGTTTGCCACAACAAATGGATCTACAACAGTAACAATAACTGACTCTAGTCATGGTGCTCTAATAGGTGATTTTGTAAGTATAGCAAGTGTTAGTGGTGCAGTAGGTGGTATTAGTGCAGCTAATCTACAAGGTGAGTTTGAAATACTTACTGTTCCTGACTCAAATACATATACTATTGAAGCGAAAGCTGCAGCTAGTTCAGATGCTACAGGGTCCACGGCCAACGGAACATATCAAATCAATACAGGATCTGCTGTATCTTTATTTGGTTATGGTTGGGGTGCAGGTACATGGGGAGCATCTACCTGGAACTCAACAAGATCAGGTCTAACAGGTGGACAGGGTGTTCTCTTGGAGTCAGCCAAATGGGCGCTAGACAACTGGGGTGAAGATGTATTAGCACTACAGTTTAACGGTGGTTTGTTTTATTGGGACACTTCTGGAGGATTATCTTCTAATAGAGCTTCTACAACAAATGTTTCAAATGCACCTACAAAAACTAGATTTATGTTAGTTTCAGGTGACGACAGACATGTTATTTGTTTTGGTACAGAGACAACCATAGGAACCTCTTCTACTCAAGATAATATGTTTTTAAGATGGTCTGGACAAGAAGCTGAGAATGTTTGGACACCTACAGCGACCAACACAGCAGGTTCAAAAAGACTTGTTGATGGTAATTTTATTCAGACTGCTGTTAGATCTAGAGGTGCTGTGTTAATATGGACAGATACTGCTTTATATCAAATGCAGTTTATAGGACCTCCTTTTACATTTGGTTTTAATCAATTAGGTTCTGCTTGTGGATGTATTGGTTTACATGCCGCAGTAGATGTAGGTGGTATATCTTTTTGGATGGGTACTGACTCCTTTTTCTTATTTGATGGTGCGGTACAAAAAATACCGTGCACAGTACAGGATTATGTGTTTGATGATTTAAATCAGAATGCGAAGCAAGATATATTCTGTGCAGCTAACACAGATTACAATGAAGTAATGTGGTTTTATCCTTCTGTTAACTCTAGTCAAATTGACAGAGTAGTAGTATTTAATTATGCAGAAAATCTTTGGTACATAGGAACTTTGGCCAGAAGTGCGTGGGCTGATAGAGGAACATATGATAATCCTTATGCTGCTGAGTTTGAGGCTTCTGATACAACTGCAACTATATCTACAATTACAGGATTAAAAGCAGGTAGAACTTTTGTTTACTTACATGAAAGTGGAACAAACGATGATGGTAGTGCTATGAATGCACATATAGAATCAGGTGACGTAGACATTGCAGATGGTGATCAATTTATGTCTATTAGTAGAATTATACCAGATTTTAAATCACAAGCAGGAACAGTAGATGTAACAATTAAATCTAGACCTTATCCTAATGGAACACAAAAATCTCATGGAGCATTTAACATGAGCACCACTACAAAGAAACAAGATACTCGTATTAGAGGTAGACAAGTTGCAGTAAGAGTTGAAAGTGATGCTGTGGATGATAATTGGAGATATGGAACTTTAAGATTAGATATTAAACCAGATGGAATGAGAGGATCGTAATGTCTAAAATACAAATACCAAGATTACCACAAGCATCTAAAGAATATAGTCAACAACAACAAAACACCTTAATACAAACATTAGAACAATTAATATTTTTACTTAATAATACTTATACACCAGAGGTATTAAGAGAAGAGGATGAAAGGGTAAGCTGGTTTTTATCATAGATGCCTAACGTATATACAAATTACAAAGTAGATCTTACAACCACAGATGCTACTACAATTTACACTGTGCCAACAGCTACAACAGCTTTAATAAAATCCATACGAGTTTCTAACGATGATGCCTCTAATGCCTGTACTTTAACACTTACATTAACAGATAGTGCTACTGCTGTTTTTTCACTAGAAAAAGATAAGTCTATAGCAGCTAAAACATCTACTGAATTACTGTCTGAGTTATTAGTAGCAAAAGAGTCAGAAATTATTAAAGCAACAGCACAAAACGCTAATGATTTACACATAATTATAAGTGTTTTAGAGATAACATAAATATTGCAAGGAGAGTAAAAAATGGGTATAAATGAAGATACTATCGTGGTTGCTGGGAAAACAATCCCTAAGATAGATGTGGAAACACAGACAACTATCAAACACGCCAAAACAGGAGAAGTCTACGCCTCAGAAGAAGAAGCAATCAAAGACGTTCAAAATCCTGCCACCGACACAACTGAAGAAGACATACAAAAAGATGTCGCAATTAAAGTAAACAAAATACCGGATATATTCGGGGGAACAAATTAAACATGAATTATAGCATGCAACAATCAGAACCTAAAGGGTTGGAGTCATTTCAAGCAGAGGTTTCTAAAATTGCAGATTTAGGTAGATACGAGGACGCATATATCGCACACGTTGCCGAAGG